GGCCTAGATTAGATGCGTCAAGTGCGTCAATTTCGTTTTGCTGTTCAGCGGTAAGATGATTATACCAAACATCAAAACTATAATGGAAATCTTTTAAGATTTCACGTATTTCAACCATCAAAACTGAGTCGAAATAACCTTCCACCTGATCCATAAAAGCGTCACAAGGATTAGGTGTTGCTGTACATTGACGGCGTACAGCAGCGTATAAATTTGCACGACAAGATTCATACAATAACACACGATTAGATGTGTTAAGTATGGGCATAATTTGTACCAAAGCAAGTTTGCTGTCGTGCGTGCAAGACATTGCTTGTATGTCCTTGATAGAAGGATACATAGGCGCTTGTATACGCCAAATTGTTGTAGGCTCGAGATAGCCACGTAGAGTGTTATAGTGGTCAATGGTCAAACAGGTTTTATAAACACGCCCACTATATCTTGCGTGTTGACCATTAAGAATTTGAGGGATTCATAAGGACGTTAAGTCCTTGTAACGAGTTGGGTGAGGATCGATCAAACTCAACTCGTACATATGGTGATTGCGTTTCTGTATACAGGGCATATATTCCAAAGCCCAATAGCGAAGTGCTTTCAAAAACCCATGCTTGCGTAGATTACCAAGGAATCCAAGAGAAATAACAAGCTCACCATTCATTGCGTCCATCATGCTTTCAGCTAATTTGCTCTGACTGAAAATATTTTTGGCGCAATGCCAATGAACGACGCGCTGTGACATGTGCACAACAAGTGCTGCAATAGTGTCAACATTGATAGCACCGAGGGTACTGTTGCTGTTAAGAAACATACGGGATATTATGTTGAACACTTGCATTGGTGTAGTCACACGGTTGCTCCCGGTCAATGCATTTAAAATTGCGTTATAGCATTGAGCGGTGACGGTAAAATCTTGTGTTCTATACCGAAACCGATAACGGTCAAAGCCATCTTTGGTGATAACTTCGACGAATAGGCCTTTCTCATCGGGGGTTTGCGCGTCGTCAAAGGCGCCCGAATCAGTCATTTTCTGGACCAATCTAATGTAAGCTTCAGGGCGTTTTGAGATTGGGTCAACTTGAAAGTGTTGTCCGAATGGTATGACATTACCATGTTTATTCATACCAGTCATGACTGATTGAACAACACTTTGATGCGCGTGAGTGGTGTTAATGTTATTGATGTCTAGTGGTTGAGCAAGCAATTTATTTTGTGCTTCAACTGGGATTTTGCTAGACAAATTGATTGCATTCTGTTTTGCGGTTTGAATATCACTCACAAATTTGTCGTAGGCGGAGGTGCTAAGTTTAACAATTTTAATAGGCCTTGATCGGGCAAGCAAAGCCAACCTAGCTTCGTTATGTTCCGCTAAAACACAGTTGTCACCACAATCAATGTGACAATAATTCCGACAATTACTATAAGGGCATTCATATACACATTGTTTATGTGTAGCATAAATCTTATGGGAATCAGCTGTGTTTTTGCCTAGATCGTGGGTATGTATATAAGGGACCCCACAATAATCACAACTATGAGCATGTGCTTCAACAGGTGCATTTTCAAGTTGGCTAGGCAGATCATCGGTTTCGGTAATTTTGTGCTGGCTTAATTTGAAAGCATTGTAAGCATCAGGCGTGTAGTAGCGTGTGGCATTTGCAGGCAAGAAATCATTGTCATAATATGAGTATGCAGTTTCCACAGCTATGTCACCGAAAATACGTTTGCCTTTACCGTGCATATATTTCGAAGTTAATGTATTTGATTGTGTATTATTAGGTGTAAAAGAACAGACAACGGTAGCGCAAACGCCGATGTAATCGCGATGTAGGACCTCAAATTCATAGCCATATGCAGACATTTTATTATTTCTATAGAGGTCAGAGCACATGTCTTCATGTACATATGCTTGTTCC